GCATCTCTGACGGACCTAAAAAAAGTTCGTCCGTGCACCGTAAAAGCTCCATCTGACGAAGATAAAGTTTAAAGATCTTAGTCTCATCCGCCATTCTGGTGGATTCGAAGAAGTCTTTTATATCTTTACCCTCGAAAGACGGTACCTGGGGAAGATCCGTTTCTGCTTGATGAAGGATAGGAATCAGCTCGTCGAGCGAATTCGCATCACAAAATCTTGCATAAGCGTAATCATCCAAGGTATGCTCAGACCCACGTATAATCAGTTTTAACACTGCGTTATACTCGCGTCGCCACCACGCAAGCCTCCTTTTTGCTGAGGTCTGGTAGGCCATGAGCAGTACCGACAATACGTCGGCGCTGACAGTTCTTATCAAGAACATCTCAAAACTTTCCAGTCTCCGCTCAAGGAGTTGCGTATCACGTGTGATTCTTTGTGCTTGTTTAAGCAGAAAGATCCGCGTAAACTCGGACGAGCCCTTGCTTGTATCCGTACTTGCAAGGTCCTTTAACGGTTTATTCCAGAAGAGTACTTTTCGCGACATCGTCGCCAAGTATTCCTTAATGGAAGCTGCTGGCTTCACTACCGACAGTCTGTTGGTAGCCGGAGCGAGCAGAGCCGAAAGGATCCAGCTCACCAAGGGGTGGTTGATACCATTGTTTAGGTCTTTTTGTATCAATTCCCAGGTAACTGGATGAACGAAAAGCTTAATCAGTGGTGCAACCCAACCATTTTTGCCTAAGTCCACGTAACCCCTTCTCACTGCCCTTAGAGCCATCTCTGATCTGGACGGAAGTCCTTTCACGTTGAGTTCCTCGCGCAGTGATAATGGAGAAATGTTGACATCCTTGATATACGTTTGGTTAGCAAAGTTTAGTAACCGAGACTCGGTAAACGACTTAGCCAATCCAATCTTAATACCAAGTGTGGCGCAAATGGAAAGATATGCCTCAGCGACTTGCTTATCAGCTATCACTATATCATCTCCTAGAATTAAATAGGAGGTGAATAGTGACCAACGCACCATGGGTACGGTTTGTTTACACAAAGCGCCCACGGTGTAAGCTGCATACCAGACCAGTGCGTGATGCACCAAGGCCATTGATGCCCAGGAAGATAGGGCTCCCATGGGCTGTCCACACGTGTACTTAATTTCATTGTGCTTATGAAGGTCATCGACTTCCGCGGTAGTCGGGTTCTTCGAACCTGACATCCCACGGTCGTCTATACATTCATTGGGCACGATAAAAGGAAGTCCCACGAGTAACTCTAGCCATAAGGAAAGGATACTCGAAGGCAACATTGGTTTGAAAAGCTCTTCATAAAGGCGCAACGGAATTAAATCCGTCGCACTTTTAAGGTCGTAGCAGTAAAACTGCTCATAACCTCTCTTAGAGAATTCACGAAGTTTTCCTTCTTGATCGAAGGAAGCGTCTTGAGGCAATGCCTTGAGAATCGTGAACATCCAAGAATGAAGGGGTTTTAAACACAGTTGCGTCCAATAGTCAACAATTGCTATCAACCGGATCTTTCCGGCAGCTTCATACAAGGCGTGCAAACGCCGAAGTACTGGTCTGCCATAGGGTCCGTTCTTCCCCCACCTCATCAGTATCTCTTTATACTGGACATTCACCCAAACTGGGCGAGATGTGTCAATATACGAGCGTATTGAGTCGGCGGTGAAAGAAACTCCTTCCTTCGGATGGAGTGGTGATTGGCAATTTGAAGACCATACGGTCGCACTGTCTTCAAACCAACGCCTAACGATATCTGCTCCGACAAGGTTCAGCCAATCAAGGATTAAATTCCGAGGTTGACTTCTCCAAGCGAATGCATCCGCTCCCACGGTCAGCAGAGCTGGTCCGCGGTTTGGTCCGGACTTCCCGGTGAAAAGAATGTCATACACCGTCGGTGTCCGACTTCGATTCTCCATGGAGAGGTCCTTAGGAGACTTAATAGGGCGAGTGCCGAGAGCTTCCCAAAATAGTGGAATAAATTCTACAAATTTTGCGAAGACCTCACATCCAGAGAAATCCGGATGTGGTGCGCGGATTGAACCTAAATTAGGTTCTCCCCAAACACCGGCCATCACCTTATAACTATTCAATAAGGAAACCCAAATATGGATAAACCTTAAAGAATTGCTCCTTATACCAGAGCGAGCATAAAGAGGTATAAACGCGGGGAGCCCGTGCAGTAAACGGATACGCACACCCAAGTCTTGGGTAGAGCGCAGACGTTTCCCTCCTAAGTAAGAATTTACGACGAAAAGTCCTATTTTCAAACGAAGGATCACTGCATTGACCCCCTGTGTCCTTATAAGCTTCGAGAGGTACAGAGTGAACGAATTTAGTTCAATTCTGTGCAGAGTTAAAGCCTTAGAGCCTGTCTTCCAGAAAGATAGTTGGGTAAACCACCTAACTAGAAGAGTCCTGATGTTTCCATCAGTGACCGGGATCATCAGTGCCTTGACTGTCCCCTTGAAGTTCCTCTTGGCGGCTAAGATATCTTGATATGGAGCCTTAAACAGGTAAGTTACCCGTTTTATTGCTGCAAGTCTTGATTTCTTAGTGCCCGTAAAGAATTCATCCAAATAAGGATGAGTATTTATGGGGGAATTTTGAGAGGATTGTGGAGAAGTAGATGTAGGGGAAGCAGAAATTACCTTAGTAGTACCAGCCTTCGCTAATACCTTTAGGGTATGATCGTTGGATAGGGAAACACGTAATTGTCGGATGTAGTCTTGTTCCGTGAGGTACAAGATAGAACCCGGCTCCATAGGGTCGACGACCGCATGGAATCCAGCTTCCACCTTAGTCCAATCCACTTCTGCGTACAGTCTGTGTTTTGGCAGTTGGGCTACATTAGACGTTCCATGGAAATATCTTTTAAGATTTTGAGGGTCAAAAACACCCAATACAAATTTTATAAGCATGTTTTCTAAACGTTTTTTGAAGCTCTAAGCTTAAGGCAAGGACCGATTTCTCTTTTCAACCCAAGAACGGGTTGAGGAGCAGATCGGTTGAGGCAGACCTACTGTGCACGGATTTCACGACATAACGTCTGAAACATCGTCTCATAGGTCATCTCGATCCCACTCGCGCCTCACAAAGACTCCAGGAACATCGCCTCCATTCATCCAGATGTAGTTGGAACTCAACACTCCATCTACCTCTATAATCAGGGAAGGTTCTCATTGTAGGAGATTCTAGCAGAACCGAGACCTACTCGTAATGTTAAATTCAAGCCCGATGAAGACCAGTCCCCTGTATGGATGAGTCAAGGGAAGGCAGTCTGCCTTCCTATCATTTGACAGGCGGTTTCCAGTCTAAATCTAAGATTGTCAAGAACAATATCTATAGGAGTCAGCTCTATCCAAAATCACCACTTCTTTTAATTAAAGAGGTGCTGGTAAGTACATCTGTGGTCTGAGCAAATCATTTGATTAGTCAAAACTAACCATCTGAGATCTCACCACGGTATGGAATTTACCGGTGTTCCGAGCGATTTCTCGCGATGTTTGGACGCGGCCATGGAATTTCTATGGCCTCCAGTACCATGAGCTGGCACTAGGCTGAGGGAAGGTGGCTGTCGTGGTCAAAACACCACACGGCCGTGGACTTAAGGCTAGAATCACGTTCCAGCTCGAAAGAGCACGGGAGGTCCATGTGGAGGATTGACCGTTGGTCAGTCTGGCGGGCTCACGCCCGC